CATTTCACCTTCCAAATATTGCTTGATAAATCGGTTTTTCACAGTCAACGCTCTGATAATAACACCTGAGTAACTCTTTTGAGAAGCCGCTTTTGTGTTATCGACAGTCTTACCATCATCGTCTTTCATCGGCTTACGAGCAAGCTGGACTGTAACAGATGGAAGATACACAGCAGCCTTACCTCCTGATATATTCTTCTCCAGTGTTGGATACATTTGACTTGGATCTTCATAAACGTGATTTGTTATAAGAATCGGAGTTTTTGTAAGAGTTGACATGTTGGTGCATGTCTTCAAAAGGCTCTTGATACTCTTGGCAAATGTTCCCATGTCGCTTGAAGTGTTTTCCTTATCCATTCGGCTAAGTTCCAGTTCACTCTGGAGGTTTGCCAACGAGTCGATTGCAATGATTACCTTGCCTTCAAGACCTTGTTCTTTCACCTTTTTAAGCAAGCTGTAGATGTGATTTCTGGTATTTTCAGCTGTTTGCACAGTAAAATACTTAACTCGACTCACATCAAGCCCCATCGCCTCTGCGCTTTCAGCATCAATAGCACCTTCGGTATCGTAAATGACAACTTGCATACCTTTTTTCTGAGCATTTGCAAGGATCTTAAGAATAAATCCGGTCTTAAACGTTTGGCTAGGTCCAGCAAATTGAACAACTCGACCTCTAGGAACTCCACCATACAACGATCCAGAAATCAACGCATTCAAAACCATTGATCCTGTATCAATCCAATCATCAACTCCAGTCAGCTTATTCTCACTAAGATAAGCTGAGTATGGAGCGATGTCATCAATGCTATCAAAAATAGCATCAATTTGTTTTTGTTTATCATCTTTCGAAGACATATTATAGGTCGTTGATAGAGATCACTTTTGGGGAACTAGAGGCAACTGGCGCTGGGGGAGTGTTGATCTTACCGTATTGCTCAATAACTCGATCATCAAGATCAACGTCGCTAGTAACAATTGTAGTCTTGTTATAAGTCCATATATTACTGGCTCTGGAATCCTTATTGATAAACTCAAAGAAGAAAATTGGGAATGCTTGAACTTGAAATTGACCGGATTGGTCAGGATTTACAATAAACATAACTGGGTTTTCCACAGTCAGTGTGGCGTCAGTTTCGCTGACCTTGTTAGCAATGATGGTTCGACCGATTTGGTCTTGAAATACAATTGGTTTCTGTTTCATACAAATACAATTTACACTATCATTTCAATAAATCAAGTGATTTTTTAATCTCTTCAAGTGCAAATTTGCCAACGTTGCTTCTTTTTTTACCAGCTAATTCATGCGTCCATTTTAATTGAATGCGCAGAGCTTTTCTACGCTTTTCCAACTCTGGATTATTGAATTTAGCTCCATATTGATTGCGAATTAATTGATCCAAAACTACAATCATTGCAGCTTCTGCATCGTCCAGTCCCTTATTGTAAGCCTCTTGAGTTGTCATAATATTATTCTGATAATAGGTCTAGGAGTTCACAACGCAAATTCTCAGTTGGTCTTCTCAAGAACCATCCTACCGCTTTGTAAAAGAAGTTGATATTCTTATACATCAACTTTTCAAACATTACTTCGTAGTCTACTTCAAATTCATTTCTAAACTCTTCGGGATAATTAGTTCCATATGCGATAACATCAACCCCATATTTATTGGGTTTTTTAACATTGATATAACGGATTTTATCACCTTGTTTAAGCTTTTGATACTTACCACCAATTCCCATGCTTTCAATAATGGTGTTGTGGAAGTAAGCGGCTTTCATATGCTCTTGCATACCTTTGGCAATCGTTCCAAAACCATCACACTTGTCTGCATACTTGTCAAATGTATTGATTCCGCTAATACGTGAAATATTCTCATTTTCTAGTGTTTTAAAAGTCTCATAAGCTTGATTGAAAAGCCCGTCTGCTGACACTTTACTCTTGTCAGTAATCATGTTTTCTATGATTTCCTTCAAATACGGTTTCAGCTTCTTGGGCATTGTAGTTTTAACGACCGAAACTCCACGATATTTAAACTTGGAAGTTTTGAAACCTTCATCATCCACAAGATGCAAGACGTAATACTTCTTTTTGAGGAATATACCTGCATCGCAAATGGCTTCTCGCTTGAACACAAATCGAGGATCGGAACTTCTCAATTCAGAAGCTGCCCATGTTGTCATACCAGCATTCAGATAATCTTCAATATAATCGCAGAAATCGTAAAAATCTGAATTCAATTCCCCATCTTTGAACAATGGAATTCCTTTGTTTTGCACACACTTCAACGAAACGTGAACTGAGTCGGTGTCATTGTAGATGATGGATTTTTCGAGAGTATCAACTGAGATTTCTGGAAACTTTGCTCGAACGCTATCGACAAACAAATCATTGGATTTTTTAATAACTGATTGTCCCGTCAATGTAACTGATGATGCAATGTCATCATCGCCCATGGGCGCGTAACCATTCCCCATGTATCCATAAAGCGAGTTTAGATTGATTTTATATGCATACTGAACTGAATCAAATCTATTCATGTCATCGGTCAGTTGCAATATTTCTTCTTTTGAAAGAGAATCATCTTCCAGTTTTTTACGACAATCCTTGAACGCCTGCTGCATCTTCTTTCGTTCGGCATACAACCAATCCAAATATTCAGGAACAATACCCTTGCGCTTTTGAGAAAACAAGAAGTTTGCCTTTGTCATACACAACTGTTCAGCAATTGCATACTGTTCAAACTTATCCTTTTGAAGAGAATACATCTTACCGTTCACATGATAAATGTTGACAACATCATCAAGCTCTTCGTATCTGCCAATCTTGGTTTCTGGAGACAAATTCAAAGAAATCATAACACTTGGATACAGCGAGTTGGCGTCAAAGATGACTAAGTTTTCACTAAGTCCTACAACAGGATCTTTGACATAAGCTCCCGGATTTTTTCCAGTTTTCAAAGGTCTTATGAATGTTGGAATACGCTGATCGCGCTTTCTAGCTTGAACAGCCAATGCGCCATTCATAATTGGCAATGTCGAAATCGCCTTGTCTATGTTTGTCAATCCAATATTGGCAAGGAATCGCAACGTTTTCATGTAACGAAGCTTGTCATCCAGCTTCACAAGAAGTTCTACGTCTTTGATGTTGTAATCAACGAAGGTTTTCCAATCTTTAACAGCAAGTTCCCAAAGTTGACCCTCATATTCCAACTTCTGCTCTCCAAGTTCAACTTCTGCAATGTAATCCAGTTTGTAACTCTCCTGTTTGTCAAGTTTGAACTTCTGATACATAACCATGTAATCGACAGATGCAACACCTTCGATAATAAGTTCAAATGGAGGTTCTCCAAACTTTACATTCTTTTTGACCTTTTCATATATTCGGCCAATTGGCGACAATCTCTTTTGCCAATCCTCGTTCAAAACAGCCGCGATTCGATTTACAATATACGGAATGTCAAATCCGCTTGAATTCCATCCAGATACAACATCTGGATAATCCATTTCCCAAAATTTGACAAAAGTTTTCAACAATTCTTCTTCGGATTTGCAATGAATGTATTTCACCTTCTTGTCTTTGATGTGCTTTGTATCAAATGGGCGCAATCCGAATGTCACATAACGATTCTTGATCGTATCGTAACAACTGATCAAATTGATCGTATCCTCTGGATTTTTAATATCGGGAAACTTCCCTTTATTGCTGAAAGTCTCGATGTCTATAAACATCACTTTCAAGGCAAATTTACTGAAATCATCATCGGTGTTTTGGGTCCAGTAGTTGTCAACAAGAAATTGTTGCGCTGGAGGAATGTTTTCAAACAATCTTTTCAGTTTGGATTCTTTGACAAATTTCTTACGATCAAAGTCCGTTGGAAACTCTCTCTTGCGGAGTTTTGTTTTGAAAATGCTTTCTTCTGCTCCGTATTTGTCTTCTACCAACAAATACGGATTGAAATCCAAATCGTGTCGCACACGATTGCCATCGGCGTCCCATGTGAACAGATGAATGC